GAGGCGGGCCTGACGATCATCCCGGTCGTCAACAAGATCGACCTGGATGCGGCGCAGCCCGAGATGGTCGCCGAGGAGATCGCCGACGTGACAGGCATCCCACGCGACCAGGTCATCTTCGCCTCGGCCAAACAGGGCATCGGTACTGAAGACATCCTCGAGGCGGTCGTCGCCCGGGTGCCGCCGCCGCGCGGCGATCCGTCCAAGCCGCTGCGCGCCCTGATCTTCGACTCGCACTACGACATCTACCGGGGCGTCATCACGTATGTGCGCGTGGTTGACGGCGAGATCATTCCGAAATCCAAGATCCGGATGATGAACACGGACAAGGTCCACGACGTCGATGAGGTGGGATGGTTCGCGCCGCGTCCACAGCCCGCGGAGAAGCTGACCGCGGGCGAGGTCGGTTACGTCATCGCGGCGATCAAGAACGTGGTCGACGCGCGCGTGGGCGACACGATCACCACCGCGGAGCACGGAGCCTCCAAGCCGCTGCCGGGCTACCGGCAGGTCAAGCCCATGGTCTTCGCCGGCCTCTTTCCATCCGACTCAGACCGGTTTCCTGACCTGAAAGAGGCGCTGGAAAAGCTCCAGCTCAACGACGCGGCGCTGTCCTACGAGCCGGAGAACTCGGCCGCGCTGGGTTTTGGATTTAGATGCGGGTTCCTCGGACTTCTCCACCTGGAGATCGTGCAGGAGCGCCTGGAGCGTGAGTTTGAGCTCGACCTGATCACGACCGCACCTACCGTGGAATACCAGGTGACGCTGAAGCGGGGTGGAGTGATCGCGGTCGACAACCCGGCGCTGCTGCCAGACCCGACGATGATCGAATCGATCGCCGAGCCGTACGTGAAGCTGACGATCATCGTGCCCTCCACTTACGTGGGACCAATGATGGAGCTGTGCCAGGAGCGCCGCGGCTCGTTCAAGCACCTCGAGCACGACAGCACCGTGCTCAATTGGCAGGGATCGCAGATCCCGCTGATTTGCTTCGATGAGCTGACGCATTTCACCCAGAAGCAATTCTGGTACATGGTCAGCCGCAATCGGTCGATGTGCGGCGTTCGTCCGTACATTCGGGCCACCTGCAACCCGGACGCCGATAGCTGGGTTGCGGAGCTGATCGCCTGGTGGATCAACCAGGACACGGGATATCCGATCCCGGAGCGCGCGGGCGTCCTGCGCTGGTTCATCCGCGTCGGCGATTCGATCGTCTGGGCTGATCGCCCGGAAGACCTCGCGGAATACAAGGCGCCGAACGAGCACGGCGAACTCGTTCCGATCCCGCCGAAGTCGCTGACGTTCATCCCGGCGAAGCTGTCGGACAACCGCGCGCTGATGGCCGCGGACCCTGGCTATATCGCCAACCTGATGGCGCTGCCGCTGGTCGAGCGGGAGCGTCTTCTCGGCGGCAACTGGAAAATCCGCGCCGCAGCCGGTCTGCTGTTTCGGCGCGGCTGGTGCCAGGTGGTCGACGCGATCCCGGAGGGTACGCAGTTTGTGCGCGGCTGGGACTTGGCAGCCACACCGAAGACCGAGGGCAACGATCCGGACTGGACCGTTGGCACAAAGATCGGCCGCATCCCGGACGGGCGCTTCATCGTCGCGCATTCGGTCCGGCTCCGCGGCACGCCTGCCCAGGTCGAAAGGCTCTTGCTCAACACCGCATCTCAAGACGGTGTTGCCTGCAAGATCGCGCTGCCGCTCGATCCGGCGCAGGCCGGCAAATATCAGATGGCCCATCTGCTCAAGCTCCTGGCCGGCTACCGCGCGCGCTTCGCCCCGGCATCCGGCGACAAGGTGACTAGGTTCGGCGCGTTCTCAGCCCAGGCAGAGGGCGGCAATGTCGTGGTGCTGCGCGGGCCCTGGAACGAAGAATGGTTCACGGCGCTGGAGAGCTTCCCGCCGCCGAAGAACACCGGACACGATGACGACGCGGACTCAACGAGCGAAGCGTTCAACGAACTTATTGGAAAACGGCCGATGGTGATCAGCGACGACGTCTTGCGGCGCGCTGCCACCCCGGGCGCGAGGCGCTGACGTTGAAACCCTCCGAAATCCGCAACCTGGTCCTTGAGACGCTGCTCGAATATGAGCGCGTAAAGGACGGCAAGAAGCCGAAGAAGCGGAAGAAGGCGAAAGCGAAGAAGGCCAAGACGAAGGCCGACAAGCCGATCGACATTCCGGCGTTCCTCCCGAAGATCAGCGACGAAGCGCTTGTTCGCGCCGGCAGCGCGCCGGCAAAGCGGAACGTAAACCCGTTCAGGGTTGCCGTCCCGCCGCCGGGCGTCCTTCCTGATGGTATGCCGGCGCCCAGCATGGCGCAGGACAGCGCAATGGGTGGGGCGCTCAGTTGGGCGGGGACCTTCGCAAATCAGGTGTTCGCCGAGGGCCTCGAATTCCTCGGCTATCCGTACCTCGCCGAGCTGGCGCAGCGGCCGGAATATCGCGTCATCACCGAAACCATCGCGACGGAGATGACCCGGAAATGGATCAAGTTCCAGGCCGTCGGCGAAGAGGACAAGACCGAGAAAATCAAGGCGATCGAGGACGAGTTCACGCGCCTCGGCGTTAAGGATGCAATTCGGAAGGCGTTGGAGATCGACGGCTTCTTCGGCCGTGCCCATCTGTATCTCGACACGGGCAGCACCGACGACCGCGACGAATTGCGGTTGCCGATCGGCAATGGCCAGAACGCGATGAGCAAGGCCAAGGTCGGCGTAGGCTCGCTGAAGCGCCTCCGCGTCATCGAGCCCGTCTGGACCTATCCGTCGAACTACAACGCGACGGACCCGCTCAAGCCCGATTGGTATAAGCCCTCGTCCTGGTTTGTGCAGGGCAAGGAGGTGCATTCGACGCGGCTCCTGACCTTCATCGGTCGCGAGGTGCCGGACCTTCTCAAGCCCGCCTATTCGTTCGGCGGCTTGGCCATGTCGCAGATGGCAAAGCCATACGTCGACAACTGGCTTCGCGTGCGGCAGTCGGTTTCCGACCTGATCAGCACGTTCTCGACCAGCGGCATTAAAACCGATCTGGCTCAGATGCTTTCGGCCGGCGGCGAACAGCTATTCAAGCGCCTGGTGCTGTTCAACAGCAACCGCGACAATCAGGGGCTCTTGGTCCTCGACAAGGACACCGAGGAATATTTCAACGTCTCGACGCCGCTCGGGACGCTCGACCAGCTGCAGGCGCAAGCTCAAGAGCACATGGCGAGCGTGAGCCGCATTCCGCTTGTGAAGCTGCTCGGCATTTCGCCCGCGGGCCTCAATGCCTCATCCGAGGGCGAGATCGAGACGTTTGACGACACGATCAACGCGGGCCAGGAAGCGCAGATCCGGCCGAACCTGACCCGGCTGTCGCATTTCGTGCAGCTGTCGCTTTGGGGCCAGATCGATCCCGCCATCACGTTCACGTTTGTTCCGCTCTCTGATCTCACGCCGAAGGAAAAGGCCGAAGTCCAGAAGATCGAGGCGGAGACGGACGAGATCAGGATCAACAGCAGCGTGCTTGATCCCGCCGAAGTCCGTAAGCGCGTCGCCAACGATCCAGACTCGCCTTACCCCGGCATCGATCCCGACGATGTCCCGGACCTCCTCGAGGAGGAGGAGGAAGAAGGCCTTGAGCCGAAGAGCGGGGCCGCCGGCATCGCCAAGGAGGCGAACGGCGAGCGCGACCAGGATGACGACCCGGGCGCCGAGCCGGACGCTGAACCGAAGCGGAAAGCCGCATGACGGTCAGCTATGAAACCGCGGTCTATGTCGAAGACGTGGAAGCGCTCACGGCCGAGATCGTGGCCCTGATCCGCGCGCGCACCGAACACATCCCCGCGGGACACGTTCGGGATGCGATCATCGGCGCATCGCTGATTACCGCGGCGCAAGAGCTCGACGGCTTGAGCCTGCCGCACACGTGGAAGCGCGGCGGCATCACCGGCATGGTCCGGCACATCGCCGATAAGTGGACCTATACGTGCCGCGGAGGCTGATCGCGTGCCGCGTTAATGCTCTGAATTTACTACCGCTTTCGGCGGCATGGCGGACATGGCGAGACTTGCCGCTGGTTCGCCCCCGTAGCGAATGAATTTGAACCGACCTTGGAACAAACCGACGCTCTGCACGTTTACGGGCATTGTCGCTCGGGGGCTGCAAAATGCTTACTATATTGGCGATCTTGGCCGGACCTATCTTGGTGGCGACCATCGTGATGATCGTCGTTTTTGAGATTAGGGACGCTTGGCACCGGATCCGCCTCAGATAGAGGTCGTGGAATCCTCTATCAAGCGCCAGCGGCGCCGCAAGGCGAAGCCGTCTAATGCGGAGCGGCGAATGCTAATTCGGCCGGCATTTTCGCTAGCCCGAGATTTCATTCGAGTCTCCTAACTGTCACATTTCATGTGACAGGCCCTGATCCGCGCGCGCACCGAACACCTTCCCGAAGGACACCTTCGGGATGCGATCATCGGCGCATCGCTGATTACCGGGGCACAGGAGCTTGACGGCGTGAGCCTGCCGCACACGTGGAAGCGCGGCGGCATCACGGGCATGGTCCGGCACATCGCCGATAAGTGGACGCGTTGCGGTTCCTCGAATTAGGGCGTGTACAGATAAATCGGGGGATGCCGTTTGACGTCCGCTATCCCCCTGATAGCGGCGCGAAAGCGGAAATCCCGGGTCTTCCGCGTTGTGCTAGGAGCGGGCTATCGGATTGCGCGAGTGAGGAAGCCTTGTTATTCAGTTCTCGGATGGCGTCTGGTGTAACCCGTGGATGCAATTGTTGTGGTGGATATGCAGGTCGGCCTGCTCGATGGCGCCCCCAAGCAAGACCTGCAAGGGGTGATTCAGCGCATCAACTTGCTCACGGCAATGGTGCGTAAGCAATCCGGCAAGGTCATCTGGATTAGACACTGCGGCAAAACGGGAGACGGCTTTGAGCCGCATACGGAAGGGTGGTCATTTCTGCCGGAACTGTGCCGTCACAGCGACGATGTCGTGATCGAGAAGACGTTGAACGACCCGTTTGTAGGAACCTCATTGCAGGAAACCTTGGAACATATTGCGCCTGATCGGGTCCTCGTCGTCGGCTGGGCAACTGACCTCTGTGTCGACGCGACCATCCGATCGGCCGTTTCAAACGATTACCACGTCGTTGTTGTTAGCGACGGTCATACACTGAACGATCGGCCTCATCTGGATGCAGCCACCGTAATCCGACATCACCATTGGGTTTGGGGCGACCTCATCACGAACCGCTCCGTTCGTATCGTGACAACGGGTCAGTTGATCGATGAAAGCACCCAGACTGCCTAGGTAACGTGGCAGGTCCGAAACGGGTCAAAATCGGTAATGCTCTCACCGAGCTGAACATTTCCGCCTAGCCCTCAGGACCGGACATCTGTGCGTTAATGAGTACGCGCCCGAACTAATTCCGGAAAACGCAACGTGCCGAAACGACTGAACGCCAAGAAAACCGACAAGGTTTTGCGAGGCGTGCAGCCCAATGCCGGCATCGAGGCGGCTTACCGCGCCAAGATGCAGGCCCTTATCGCCGAGATGGACAAGTCGGTCATCTATTGGCTGCGCGCGGCATACCGGGCCAACGAGCCCGTCATGGCGCAGGATCGCACGCCGGCCGATGAGTTGCGGGACGCTATCCGGAAGCTGGCGAAGCGCTGGCAAAAGAACTTTGATGAGGCCGCGCCGGCCATGGCGGAGTATTTCAGCCAGGCGGTCGCCGAGCGCTCGAGCGGCGCGCTGATGGCCATCCTGCGAAAGGCGGGCTTCACCGTCAAATTCAAGATGACGCGAGCGATGCGCGACATCATGGCCGCGACGGTTGGTCAGCAGGTTTCGCTGATCAAGTCGATCCCGAGCCAGTATTTCACCAACATCGAGGGTCTGGTGATGCGCTCGGTGCAGACCGGCCGGGACCTCGGGCAGCTGACGAAGGATCTGCAAGAGCAGTTCGGCGTCACCCGCCGGCGGGCCGCATTCATCGCCCGCGACCAGAACAACAAGGCAACCGCGTCAATGACGCGCGCGCGCCAGGATGAGCTGGGAATCACGCAAGCGATTTGGGTTCACTCCGGCGCCGGCAAGCATCCGCGGCCGACACACGTCGACATGAACGGCACGAAATACGACGTGAACAAAGGCATGTGGGACCCGGCGGTGAAGCGCTGGATCTTCCCGGGCGAGGAAATCAACTGCCGTTGCTTCTGCCGCTCCGTAATTCCGGGGTTCTCATGAGGACGGAGACCATCGCAGGCTCTAGACTGCAGCCGACGTGGATCAAGCACCTATGATGTCCGCTATGTCTTCAACACCGGCCGAACAGCGGACATCGCCGGAAGTCCGAGTCGTGCCAAAGGCGACATTGCCCACAACATCGAGACTCTGTTTAGGCTATTCGCTCGCCATCGACGTTAGCGATGCCAGCGGCACGTCGAACGCGTACACGAAGCCGCTGGGCTCATACGTCAATCGCACATCGCCCTTGAGTTGCCTGCCGAGCGTTTCGATCAGCCGCGTCCCGAAACTGCGCTTCTCCGGAGCCTGAACCGCGGGGCCGTTCCTCTCAGTCCATTTCAGATGCAGACGCTGCGTCTTCGGATCAAGCGTCCAGGCGATGTCGACGCGCCCCGTTGGCACCGACAATGCGCCGAACTTCGTCGTGTTGGTGCAGAGTTCGTTGAGGGTCATCGCAATCGCGATCACAGCTCCCGACGTCATCCGCACATCAGGTCCCGCAATCGTGAATTTCG